TTATATGAAAATCAATTTACAAGAGATGAGTTTTATGATGGCCTTGATGGTGATAAGCTTTTAGATACTTTAGCAGAAACATTAAATAGATCGGTAGATGGTGTACTCGATAGACTCGATACATTTCCCACCGAGCAATAACTCTAGCGGTGAAAAATTTACTCTAATTGATTGGATGAAAGAAACATATTTAGCTTTATTAGATGATAAATGGACCATGAACGAAATTGATGAAATGGATATGTATTATTATATAGAATTAACTAGTTATAGAGCTAATAAAGGGATCAAAACAAAGGTACAGGCACTGGATGATGCAGGACTATAAACTAGGAAGGAGGTAATTATATGGCAGAGGATATTGGAGCATTAGCGGTCAGTATAGGTATGGATGCAAGTGGATTTACTACAGGGATGACAAAAATAAATAGCAATCTTAGGACGTTAAATAGTGAATTTAAAATGAATACTGCGGCAGCTGGATTAAATGGTACCGCATTAGATAGATTGAAAATAAAATCAGCAACGCTTACAAGCACTATGGCATTACAACAAAATAAAGTTAATGCGTTAGATCTTGCTTATCAAAGAAGCGTAATAGCAACTGGGGAAGATTCTGCAGCAACACAGAATTTAGCACAAAGGTTAAATTTGGCAAGGGCCAGTTTATCTAATATGGAAAATTCACTAGCAACAACAAATGCACAAATAGCGACCCAAAGCAGCAGATGGACAAGACTAGGGACTACACTTAATGCAGTAGGAACTAAAATGAAAAGTGTCGGAGATGGCATGGCTAAGGTTGGGAAACAATTAACAATGAAAGTTACTGCACCTATACTAGCAATAGGAGCTGCAAGTATAAAGGCTGGTATGGATTTTGAAGCAAGTATGAGTAATGTACAAGCAATAGGTGGTGCGAGTGGCGCTGACCTAGAAGCATTGAAAAATAAAGCTTTAGAAATGGGTAGAGCTACATCTAAAAGCGCAAAAGAAAGTGCGGATGCATTAAGTTATATGGCACTTGCTGGATGGGATGCAAAGACAAGTATAGCTGCACTAGAGCCAATATTACGTTTAAGCGAAGCAGGAAACATGGATTTAGCACTTACAAGTGATATAGTTACGGATAGTATGAGTGCACTTGGAATAAAAGTAGAAGAATTACCAGGGTATCTTGATAAAATGGCAAAAACAAGCGGTAAAAGTAATACAAGTGTACAACAATTAGGCGAAGCAATGGTTATTGCTGGAGGTACTTTTAAAAACTTAAATGTGCCTATGGGTGAAGCAAATGCAATCTTAGGTATACTTGCAAATAGAGGTATGAAAGGCAGTGAAGCTGCAAACTCTTTAAATAGTATTATGATTAATCTTACAACTGGTGCGGGCCAGGCTGGAGAAGCTATGTCAGAATTAAACATAGAAGCTTTTGACGGTGAAGGTAAATTTAAGGGCATGGGAAATGTACTAAAAGAAGTTGAAGAAAAAACAAAAGGTATGACAGAAGAACAACGTAATATGTATTTGTCAATGATCGGTGGGAAAACTCAATTAACAACCTTACAAGCTTTATTATCAGGTGTAGGTGAAGAATTTGATCAACTTCAAAGCGATATAAATAATAGTGATGGTGCATTGAATAAAATGGCTAAAACTATGCAAAATAATTTAAAAGGTAAAATGACAGCATTAAAAAGTGCATTGGAAGGTATGGCTATATCTATTTCAAATACTTTAATACCAATGGTAACAAAAGTAACCGCTAAAATTCAAGAGTGGACCGATAAATTCAACTCTTTAACAGATTCACAAAAAGAAAATATAGTTAAAATAGGATTATATGTAGCTGCGGCAGGTCCTTTATTATTTGTTATAGGTAAAATAGTATCAATTGGAGGAACACTAGTTACTGGTTTAGGAATGATTTCAACCGCATTGGGAGTAACAACAGTTGCAACAGCTGGTGCCGGAGTGGCAGGTGGAGTTGCAGCAACAGGTGGAATTGCCGCATTAGGTGCATCAATTGCAGCAGTTTTAATACCGATTGCGCCCTTTTTAATAGCAGCAGCGGCAATAGTTGGAGCAGGATTATTAATTAAAAATAAATTACAAGAAGAAGTTATACCGGAAGTTGATTTATTTGCAGATAGTGTAGTTACTACAAGTAAGCAGGTCAAAGACTCAAACGGAGTATTAGTAGAAAGTTTTAATACTACAGTAACCAAAATAAGCGAAGGCACTAAAAAAGCGGTTGAGGGTTATTTAGCATTGGACAAACAGTCAACGGATGCCTTAAATAAATTATTTATAAATTCAACTACGATAACAGGAAAAACAGTTACCGATGTAACAACTAAATATAATGCAATGAATACACAAGTTAAAACTGCTATTGATACAAGGTTTGCGGATGAATATAAAACGATGCAAGATTTTTATGCGAAATCAGATGTATTGACAAAAGTTGAAGAAGCAAAAGCATTACTTAAAATGAAAACTGATAATGCAGCAGAAAAAGCCGAAGAAGATAAAGTTACAAAAGAAATATTAGCTATATACCAAAAAGCTAAGGAGCAAAATAGAGCATTAACTTTAGCGGATGAAGAAGCCATAAAGGTTATACAAAATAGAAAGAAAACAACAGCTATTAAAACATTATCTACGACCGAAGCTGAAAGCAATGCTATTTTAAACAGAATGAAAGATTACGGAACTAGGGTTACAGCAGAGCAAGCAGGAGCAGAGATAAAAAACGCTAATAAAAGTAGAGATGGTAGCGTTAAAGCAGCCAATGAACAATATAACAAAACAGTTGCGGCAATAAAAGCAACTTATAATGATGGCACACCTGCGAGTAAAAAAACATCTGATGCACTTATTAAAGATGCTAAAAAAACACAAACTGAATCAGTAGCAGCAGCTCAAAAAATGAGAACTGATGTAGTAGCTAAAATAGTAGCTATGGGTGGCGAGAGCGTAGCAGGTGTAGATACTATGAGTGGTAATATGAAAACAAGCTGGACTAAGTTAAAATCATGGTTTGCTAGTAATCCAATAATGCAAAAAATAAAAACAGCGTTTGAAGATCCATCAAACCCTAATTCGCAATATCAAAAAAACATTAAAAATAATGCAACTGGTACAAATAATTTTAGTGGTGGACTTACTACAATGCATGAAAAAGGTTATGAAGTTTATAATCTCAATAAAGGATCACAAATTTTGAACCATGAAGCAAGTTTGGATTTAATGACAAAGACAGCACAAGAGGTTGCAAAAGGTGTATTAGCAAATTCACAAGGTAATAAAAACGGAAATGGATTAAGTTTAAACATAGAAAACTTTGTTAATGCTAGGCAACAAGACGTTGCAGCTCTAGCAGTAGAATTACAATTTTATTTAAAACAACAAAATTTAGGGAGGGGGTAGCTGATGGCTATGCCTTATTTTTATTTTAAAAATATTATAAGCACAGACTATTTAACAATTGATAAGCTACCTTCTATTATACGAGCAGCTAAAGATATACAAAAAATAGAAATAGAAGGTAGAGATGGATTTTTAACAAATGACCTCGAAAGTTATAAAAGCACTATTAAAAATATAGAATGTTGGATAAAAAATTTAGATGATTTAGACTTTATATGTAGTTGGTTAACAGGATCAGGCGATATAATATTTTCAAACGAACCAGATAAAGTGTATGAGGTAACAATAATAAATCAAATTGACTTTAAAAAATTCATAAAAGAATTTCATAAGTTCATTATTGTTTTCGAGTGCCAACCCAAAAAGAAAAGTATAAATAACCCTATAATAACGCTAACGAGCGCAGGAAAGATTTTTAATAGTGGAAGTGTAATTAGTAGACCGGTTATGAAATTGTTTGGCAGTGGCTCTATTACGCTTACTATTAATGATATAAATATATATTTAACTAATGTTAATGGATATATAACTCTAGATAGCTTTTTAGAAGATGCATATAAAGAATTAGTATATAAAAACACTGATATGAGTGGAGAGTTCCCTATCTTAAAAGTTGGCAATAATACAATTAGTTGGAGCGGGTCAGTTAGCAAGTTAGAAATCACTCCTAATTTGAGGTGGTTGTAAATGATTAATATTTATGATGCTAATACTACCGATTTTGGGAATAATGGTTTGGCTGTACTAAACGAAGCTAAATTATGCGTTAGTACATACGAGATGAATAAAACTCGTAGCTTGGAACTAGTATATCCTGTAGATAAACGAGGTAAATACTTAAATATTGCTGGTTTAAATATTATAAGAGCAGGTGGCCAGTTATATCGTATACCACTACAAAATAATATGCAAAGTGATGGATGCACAGTAACAGTTACCGCTAATCATATTTTCAATGATTTAAATAATGACTTTAATGAAGATACAAGAGCAGAAAATAAAAGTGTAGAAGATGCTTTAAAAATAGCAATAGCAGTTAACCCTAAATTTAGCGTGGGAACGTGTGATAATTTAGGGTTAAATACTGCTTATTTTGTATCTGAAAGTCCAACGGAAGGCATTTATAATAAGATTTTACTTCGGTGGAAAGGTGAATTAGAGTGTAACAATTTTATTGTATCTGTTAAAAGCAGATTAGGTAAAGATACAGGAAGATTAATACGTTATGGTAAAGATATAGATGGATTTACGCAACACTTGGATTGGAGCAACGTAGCCACTAGAATTAAGGTTACGGGTAAAGATGGTGCCAAAATTGATTTAGTAAATGGAGGTAGCAGTTATTTAATAAGTCCTCTAGTAAATAATTACCCTTTTATTATTACAAAAGAAATTAAATTTGAAGAAATAGAAGATGCTACAGAACTTAAAAATGCAGGGTTGGCATTATGGGGAATAATAGATAAACCAACAGTTAATTATACAATTAATTTTGTGGACTTATCTAAAACTACAGAATATGCTCAATTTAAAAAGTTACTAGTTTTGGAAATGGGCGATAGTGTAATAATCAGGCATAAAATATTTGAAGTGGATCTAACTGCTAGAGTAATAAAAATTAAAAAAAATGAAATAACTGGGGTTATTGAATCAATAGAGTTAGGACAATTTAAAGATAATTTAAGCAATAGATTTAATCAAATGGACAATAACACAGCATATAACCAGGCAGCAATAGTAGAAACAAAATCAGATTTAGCAACAACTAAAACTACTGTTTTTCAAAATGAGGAAAAAATAAGATTACAAGCAATTTCTATTGATGATGTAGATGGAAGAGTTGATGAGGCTTATTTGGAAATTACTGCTGAGGCAATTATGAGCAAAGTTTCAAGTAGCCAAACCTATATGGATGATTTAGGTGAAAAAGTAACCGCTG